AGCTATGTCTTATATTTCTCCTATAGCTGGTCAAGCGGGATGGTATTTAGAAAATGTCTCAGCAGCCATAGGCTTACTCGGAGACAAGGGCGTACTTGGAAGTAAAGCTGGAACTGGATTAAGAGAAATGTTTACAAGGCTAATAAAGCCTACTAAAGATGCGTCAAAAGAAATGCAAGCATTAGGCTTTCAAGCAATAGACCCAACTACACATAAAATGAAAGACATAGGCACTTTAGTTGGCGATTTGCAAAAATCATTAGGTGGCTTAAACTCCGCTCAAAAAGAAAATGCATTAGCCACTATCTTTGGGCAGCAAGCGCTAACACCTGTTTCGGCATTACTACAAACAAGTAAACAAGCAATAGATAATGAAACTAATAGTTTAAAAAACAGTGACGGTGCGGCTTATAACATGGCTATAACCATGAACGATACATTAGGCAAGGCATTTGAAAAATTTAAGATTAATATTCAAAACGCTTTTATAACAAATATAGATAGAACAGAATTAGGTTACTCTTTGAAAGAATTTGTAGTATCTATGAATAAAAATATGCCTGCAATTTCATCTGAAATAGGAAAGTTATTAGATACAGCAGTACACGTAGGAAGTGGCATAAAACAAAATTGGGACGGTATATCTTCAATTGTTTTAGGCGTAGCAAGTTCGTTTCTGGTGCTAAAAGGTGCAATGAAAATAGATGCAGCTATTACAGCTTTAGGCGGATTAAAAAAAGCTTTACCTACAGTAGAAATGGCTGGTGGAATAGGACTTGTCGCAACTGGTTTTTCTGAAATACATGATGGTAATAAAGGACTTGGAGATTTACTTATAGCGACTGGAGTTGGATTAACAGCAGCTAGCAAAGGCGTAAAAGCTCTTGATAGCACTAGCATAGGATTAATAGCATACGCTTTTATAGAAATGAACCAGGGCAATACAGGGTTAGGAGCTTTACTTTTAGCAACTGGAGCAGGTCTTGAAGCACTTAATAAGCATTTAAATAGATCAGCTACAATTATATTACTTGGAACAGCATTTGGAGAAATAAAAGAAGGAAATAGGGGATTAGGAGCTTTATTAATAGGAACAGCGGTAGGATTTGCTGCTATAGAAGTTGTAACTGCACCAGTTGCATTGGCAATAGGATTGGTTGCAAGTGCAATCGCTTATGTAGTTATAGAGTGCCAAACCGTTAAAGGTGCTTGGGCTAATACATGGCTTAGTATAAAAGAAGCTACAATGGAATTTGTAAATCCTATAATTGATAAGATTAATGGCTTAATAACAGCTTTAGACAAACTACCATTTGTCAATATAGACAAAATATCCAAAATGGACTTTAACTCTAATGATAAGCAAATGGCAAAAAGTTTAGGCATATCAGATGCAAGTATAAAACAAATGGGGCAAATGGCAGGTGCAGGTGGAGGAAATGCATTGCAATCATTTAAAATAACATCTGGAACGCAAGCACTTACCAATATGGTTACCCCTACAACTAACGTTCTCAGTTTATTGCCTAAAACCAAGTATGCATCTGGTACAGATAATTCAATAGGTGGAACAGCTCTTGTAGGAGAAAAAGGTCCAGAAATAGTGAATCTTCCCCAAGGCTCACAGGTTATAAATGCACAGCAAACGACAAAAGCATTAGGCTCAAATAATAAATCTATGGGAAGCGGCGTAGCTTCTAGTCAAAACAGTCTTAACAGTTCAACCAAAAAGCTACTTGCAGAAAACAAAGCAATAGTTATGGACTATGTAAACAAGCAAACTTTATATGGTCAGAATTCTGTTAAAAACTTTTCCACGGCAGTGCTAGAAAAAGAGCCTTTAGCAACTGTGGCAACCACTAAAGTATCTACAGACAATAAAAATATAATGTCTCTTATGGCTAATTCTGGGCTTACATATGGAACTGAAATGGTTACAGAGTTAGGGCAGGGAGTTAAAGACAGTGAAGGAAACTTAATTACTATTGTAAATGATTTAGCAACTAAAGTAGTAAATCAGTTTAAAACAACATTTGGTATAGCATCCCCAAGTAAAGTTATGTACCAGATAGGTGATTTCTTAGGCCAAGGGCTTATAAATGGTATGCAAGCTAATGATATAAACAGTTTTATAACCAAATGGATAGGAGATACATCCTCATTAACTCAAAATGGCTTAGGCAGTGTTATAGGCCAATTACTACAACCCATGTTTGCTAAAGGAGACAATAAAGGTATTATAAGCACGGTTTATAACCTAGTACATAATGGTTTAGGAAGTTTATTTGGTGGTGGTGGAGCTGTAAGCGGAGATTTATCACAATGGATAACGGCAGCAATGGCATTAACAGGAGTTGGACCAGAATGGTATACACCACTAGCATCTATAATTGAGCATGAATCTGGTGGAGACCCCAATAGTATAAATTTGTATGATATAAACGCAATAGAAGGACATCCATCAAAAGGGCTTATGCAACTAATAGATGAAAATATGCAAGATTATCACTTGCCTGGGCTAACTGATATCTATAACCCTGTTGCTAATATAGCGGCTGGAATTAAATATATAGAAGCTAGATATGGAAGCGTATTTAATGTTCCTGGTATACGCTCAATGTCAAGTGGTGGCTCATATGTTGGATATGTCGGTGGTACAAATAATGCTACACCGGGTATACATCTAGTAGGTGAAAAAGGACCGGAATTAGTTTGGATGAAGGGTGGAGAACACGTTACTCCAAATAGTGAATTATCTTCTATAAGACAGCAACCATATGCAGGCGGCAGTACTAGCATAAAATCCGAAACGAATCCAAATATAAGCATAAATATATATGAATCTAAAGACCCAAGAGCTACAGCACAGGAAGTATATAAGGTTTTGCGACAACATTTTGGGGATTTATTTGACGATAAGATGGCAACTATTAAACTTCAAATGGGACTTAATAGTTAGGAGGTGACATCATGGCACAGGATTTATTCAATATATCAGGAATAGCAGACAATTTAAAAGGCATTGTTACAGGTGTAAAAAAATGGGAAAGCAAAATAACAAGGTTTGAACAGGTAGCTTTTACAGTAGTAGAAGAGGAAACGTACACTTACGGAAATGACGTTACGACTAAACCTCTTGAAGATAACAGCGTAGTATCTGACCATGTCCAAAATAAGCCTATAACAATCCACTTGACCGGCATAATTACAGGTAAAGGGAAATACCCACAGGAACAACTAGACCTTTTAAGAAAGTACTGCATACAAGGCACAGTAGGACAATATTACGGAATTCAAACCTTATGGAATTTTGTAATAACTAATTTAGAGAACAAGCATACAGCAGATGTGGCAGATGGATGTGCTTTTACAATGGATTTACAACAGGTTTTAACAGCTAGAAAAGAAGTAGTAAATATATTAACTTCAGATATAACTATACCAGATATAAACGCTCTTAAAAGTGAAATGTCTTCTAATTCTTCAAGCAGTGCAGATGTTGTACATTCCAGAGTGGTAGCACCTACAAGAACAGGAAAGCAGACTAAACAAGTTGCAACAACTTCTCCTACAGCCAAATCTAGCAGTGTAGTTGAAAGCATTGTACAAAAATTCAGAGGAATTTACTAAGGAGGTTCAGTATGGGAACTATTGAAATAAATAAACTTCTCGCACCTTACCAGTTTGATATTACACTTTCTGGTAAAACCTACACGATTGATATTAAGTACAACATTTTATTTAATTTTTTTACAGCTTCTTTAAGTTTAGAAGACAAAGTTTTAGTAGAGAATGATAAATTAGTCCTAGATGAATTTCTTTTTGACCAAGGCGAGGACAAAGATCATAATTTAAATCCAGACTTTCCAGAAGAACTTTTATATGTAGGTTCTGAAGATAAATCTATTGACCGTGTTAGTTGGGATAATTTAGGCAGCACAGTATTTCTTTACTATATGGATAGAAATGAGGTGGCTTAAATGGGAGCAGAATTATTTAGAAGGAAAGTAGAAGTGCTTACACCAGGAAGGATTTTTACCTTTCCAGAGCTTTATCTGGAGTTTACAGCAAAGTTTGATAGTGACAATATTCCAGACGAAGTTACTTGCGATTTATATAATTTAAATGATGATAGTATGGCTTCAATCCAGAGGGGACAAAGCATAACAATAAACGCTGGGTATGGGAATGACATAGGTTCTGTATGTGAGGGAGTTATTACAGATGTGACTTCTTCAAGGTCTGAATTAGACAGGGTATTACATATTAAAGCCTTAAACATAACAAATCAATATTTAGGTATGAAAGTAAATAAAAGCTATGCAGCTGGAACCTCCGCAACTTTTATAATGAAGGATTTAGCAAGTTTACTTGGGTTAAAATTTGATATACTTTCGGTTAAACAAGATGTTACATATCCACGTGGGTATTATGCCAATGGAACATTTCAAGACGTAATAGCAGATTTAGTTGACGATTGTAATAGTTTATTTATAGTTACTGGACCAAGTTTAACGATTATCCCTGGATGGAGTGGACACACGTATGGATTTGCTATGGACGCGGCGCATGGACTTATAAGTGTAGAACCTTTAGATAGAAGTGATACGCCAGCTAAATATAAACTTACTTGTTTATTTACACATGGCATAGAACCATATACATTTTTAGATTTAAAAAGTGAGCTGGTTTCTGGACGTATGCTTGTAGCAGAAGGGCAACATAGCCTGAATGGAAGTGATTTTACAACGGAATGTGAAGTTATTCCAATATAAGAAGGTGAATCAATGAATAGAGCAACAGATTTTTTTAAAACTTTAACAAAACAGAACATGAATGATTTAAATGTGATGATGATAGCAAAGGTACAGGATTATAATTCAAACACAAATACAGCTACCATGGTTCCTTTACATATTGAGCCAAACACAGGCAAAGAGTATCAGCCTATACCTAATATACCAGTGGGATTTTTCTCTATAGGTGGTTATTCAATTAAGGTACAACCTAAAGCCGGGGACATATTTATAATGTTGTTTTGCGATTATGACATAGATAATATTGTCACAGATGGTTCAACCAAAGATTCTAAAACATCACGAACACACGGGCTGCAGGACGCTATAGCAGTACCTTTAAGCATTAATTTTTTAAACAATGCTTTTAATGCTGCACAGGATTTAATTATAAGTAGAGAAGGCACAAGTGCATACGCAAAATTAACACAAGATGGCAATTGGATTCTTAATGGGAATTCTATTAAATTGGGAGAAAATGCAAGTAAAAGAGTTCTTATAGAAAACATGGAGGGATATACAGCTTCTAGTAAGGTTTATGCAGAATAGGAGGTGGCTTGCATGAGATCAATTTGTTTCAAAGATGGAGATATTTTAATAAAAGATAAGAGATTACAGATGGTAGACGATTTAGACCAGAAAAAGCAAAAAACAGCAGGAATATTGAGTGTAGTAAAGGGAGAACTATTTTATAACGCAGGATTAGGACTAGATTATACACAAGTTTTAGATGTAAACCAAAAGAATATAGAAGACGATATAAAAAGAATGGCTGTAATGGAAGCACTACGATATGACGAAAACGTGGATAAAGTTATAGGTGTAGCTTTTAAAGAAGACCCTCAAAACAGCCAAAAACAGCTAATTGATGTACTATTACAGTATAAAGATGAAGCAGCTCCAACAGAGATTGGGGGCGTTAACGTTGGATAAATTAGATAGTGGTTATGGTATAACCGATGCAGGCTTTAATATAAGAGATTTTAATTCTATAGCTGATTATGTTAAAAGTAGGCTTCAAAGTGAGGACAAATTTGGAGCCAATATAGATTTCACAAATAATGACCCTTTATATCAACTTTCAGTGCCTTTTATGGAACTGATAGCTGAAATGTGGGAAGTGGCAGAACAGGATTTCTACGCAGGAAGCCCAAAATATGCAGAAGGAATTCCTTTGACAAACACAGGTAAATACATAGGCATAGGAAGAAAGCAACCTTTTTCAGCTATTGGAATAGAAAGATTTTATGGAACAGCAGGCACAAAAATTACAAAAGATATACAGATAGGAACTGATGGTGGAGTAACATTTTTACCAACACAAGAAGGGACAATTACAGGCACGTATATAGACTTGCCAATACAATGTATAATTTCTGGAACTATTGGAAATACACCTGCAAATACTATAACTAAAATAATAACACCAGTAATAGGATTGACTTCCATAACTAATCCAACTGAAACAAGCAAGGGTGAGGATGAAGAAACGGACACGAATTTTAGAACAAGGTATCAAGAAAGTACAGAACTTGCAAGTGGATCAACTTTAGACGCTGTTAAAGCCATTTTACTCACTCTGACAGGTGTACAAGATGTAAGCATAGAAGAAAACGACAATGACACTGAAGAAAACGGAATACCAGCACACAGTTTTGAAACGTTCGTGTACGGTGGTGCTGACAATGATGTTGCACAAGCCATTTTTGATAAACGTCCTGGAGGAATTAAAGCATTTGGAACAACTATAGTTGATGTAACAGATACCCAAGGAAGAGTATTTCATATTGGATTTAGCAGGCCTACATCTGTACCTATATGGTTTAAAATTACAAAAACAGTAGATTCTACATATCCTACGGATGGCGATACACAAATTAAAACCGCATTGTTAAATTATATGAAAAATATTAAACTAGGCGAGGACATTATAGTTTATAAGATTATAAGTTTGATTTCAAACCTCAATTTAAGCGGATTATTGGATATTAAGGTAGAATTAAGTATAGATAATATTACATATGTAAATACAAACCAACCAATAAATGCAGAACAAGTCGCAATAACAGATATAAATAAAGTGCAGGTGGTATAAATGGCTGAAAGCACTACAGAAAGGCTGGTCTCTTTTCTTCCATATTGTCTTAAAAATGGAGAAAATATTAAAATTTATTTCTCTGTTTTTGCTGAATTGTTTGATGAACTTATACAAGTATTTGTACAGATACAGCAAAGCAGAGATATAGATCAATCCGAACTATATGGATTAGATATTTTAGGAGATATAGTTGGAGAACTTAGAAACGGTTTAGAAGATACAAAGTATTTAGAAAATTTAAGAACAAAAATAAGGCGTAATAGAAGTAACGGAGACATTGAAACCTTAAATGATTTTGCCCGAAGTATTTTAGGAAATGATTTTATAGGGTTTAGCGAAACTGATACAAGTGGAACTTTGCAATTAGAATATAAGTTTCCAAGAACAAATATGATGGTTCAAGACCCTTTGGTATTCATAGAAAAAATCAAAGCTTTAGGTGTTAAATTAAAAAGCGTATTGAATTTTTATTCAAATTTAAATACTTATTATGGATTAGTAAGCCATGAAAACATCCATGCGATAGTAAAACCACAGATTTTAACTGATAATTCGACAAGCTTAAATACTTACTATGGTTTAGCAAGCCATCAACTTAAACGTATGATTATAAAATCTAAAATTGAAATAGCAACTTCAGTTACTTTAAATAATTATTATGGAACAGCAGTACATCAAACAAAATATACAAAAGTAGGAGGAGACATATAAATGGCACAATTTAGCGATTTATCTTTAACAACAAAAGGATTAGCATTACAAACTAAAGCACAAACAGGAACACAGCTTAACTTTACGAAAGTACAGTTTGGAGACGGCTCTTTATCGGATGGAGAAACTATTGCAAATTTAACAGCCTTAAAAAGTGTAAAAATGACTACATCTATAGCAAGTAATACTGTTATTGGAGATGGAACAAGCCAAATTAGAACGATATTAAATAATTCTGGATTAGCTACAGGATTTTATCTTAGAGAAGTAGGAGTATTTGCACAAGACCCAGACGAGGGGGAAATATTATACGAGTATGCAATGGCTGGAGAATATACAGATTATGTTCCAGCAGGTACAGGAAATAGCATATTTGAAAGTACAGTTGATTTAATAGCTATAATAGGAAATGCAAGTAATGTTACGGCTACTATACAAAGTGGCACTTATGTTTCTCAATTAGATTTTGAAGAAAGAAACGCAGAAAGTACAGGATATGGCGTTATAAGTGGTGGGGCGGTTACAGCACAATCTACGCCTAACATGAGCGTAAATGTGTCTGCTATAAATGCAGACTTACCAAATGGGAAAAAGGCTACACAAAATCAAAATGCAGTACCAATAGATACATCAGATAGTACCAAACCGCGAACCGATATTGTATATGTAAAATCAGATGGTACTATAGGATATTTAAAAAGTATGCTAGGTACAGCAGCAGTAGCAGGGAAAGAAACATATGCCGTAGCTACAAATGCGGTAGGAAGCATAGCAGGAAGTAAGACTTATACGATAAATACAAATGCTGTGGGAACTGTAGCTGGAAGCAATACATACACAATAGGTACAAATTTTGTTGCAAATGATACCGTAGTATTTGATGGCATTACTTTTACGGCTGTATCTTCTGGTGCAACAGGAAATCAATTCAATGTAGGAGCAAGTGCAAGTGAAAGTGCTACAAATCTAGCTAGTGCATTAAACGCTAATTCAACAATTAACACCGTATATACTGCTAGTGCTTCAAACGGAGTAATAACAGTTACAGAAAAAACAGCAGGTGGGGGAGATACACCGGGAGATATGACAGTTACCGGAACAGGAACGATTACTGCTGGCACTGCTACAGAAAGTAAAACAGCAGACACAGTTACAATTGAAGGAGTAACATTTACAGCGGTAGCAAGTGGAGCTACAGGAAACGAATTTAATATAGGCACAGACATACCTACAACCGCAACTAATTTAGTAAGTGCTATCAACGCTAATACAACTATAAATACTACTTATACAGCCACTTCGTTTAATAACACAATAACACTAACAGAAAAAGTGGAAGGCAGTGGAAACACTCCAACAGATATGACTACTAAAGGAACAATTACTATTACTAATGGAACTGCAACTACAAGTAAAAATGCAGATACAGTTACTATTAATGGGATAACTTTTACAGCAGTGGGAAGTAATGCAACAGGAAATCAATTTAATATAGGTACAGATACTACAGCCACAGCTACGAATTTAGCTAGTGCATTAAATAGTAATTGTACTATAAGTACTTTATATACTGCTACATCTTCTACGAATGTAGTTACTTTAACAGAGAAAGTTGCAGGTGGAGGGCATACCCCAACAGATGCTACAGTTACAGGCACAATTGTAATAACTAACGGAACAGCTATAAATAGCACAGCACAAATATATCCTTCAGCACCAACTACACCAGATGGAGGATTTCTACTAGGACAAATTGCTGTAGGCGCAGGAGCAACAAGTATAGTACAATCTAATATTACAGATAAGAGAATGTTTAAACTTAACAACAATCAATTAGCTCAACAGAATGTTCAATTAAGTGCAGAAATGGCAGATAATATACAACAATTTGCTGATTTAAATGACTTAATAAATAATTTAAGCACAAATGATGTTGAAGCTAGAAG